TTGATCAATGAAGAAGTATTTGGTTTGTAGACGAGTATCCATAGTAGGCTCCTATAAGTTGATAATCCATACCAATAGCGCAGCTATTAGGTTATCGGGAAGATATCGTATATAGGAGCGATGTTTAGGGGTTATAGAGATGTAGGGTTGAACTATTGAAATCACTAAGTTGATAGGAAATTACTATCATCTAGCTATACCCTCCTACTAATAACGTCTGTCTAGTGTGTATGGTTTCCCTGTGTGTAAGGTATTCGGTATTAGGTGTGTAAGGTATTAAAGAACTAGAAAAAAATAGATCTACTAACAATTAAGTGAATAGATCCATTGATTAAGCAGAGATAGTTACACCATTCTCAAGCTCAAGCTTCTTACGTTCAGCCATACGTTCGATACGGCTCTTATCCAAGAACGTACCAGTAGTCTCATCAGTCCAATCAGCTAGATTCTTAGCAGAGTTAGCTAAGGGCATCAAGGCAGTACTGAACATCTCCAATGCTGCAAAGAATGCAGTGAAGGTACGAAACATTTGTTTAATTGCGTTACCCATAGTTATCTCCTATTAGAACCAGTCATCACCATCATCACCGCTATCAGCATCAAAGCCATCAGCTTCAGTGTCATAGCCATCGAACTCAGTGGTATCAGTTTCATCCATGATCATTACTCCTTAAGGTTAAGTAAATAGATAGCTGATCAAGCCATCCATACCAAGCGTGCAACGCATGATCACCACATAGCAGGTGGGGTAGGGTCAGCTTTATTTCCAATAGTCGTTAGTGGGGGGGGGTATTTCGGTATGCTGGTGGTCAGGTTGTAAGTACTTCATTCGTACCCAACTATCAAAAATCTACAAAACCCCACTATGTTTTTTATAGCATAAAATTTTAAAAAATAATATATATACAATCTGCGACTATGTAAACCCGATAGGCTAACTATGCTTACTGTTGATCAGTTCAAACAATGCTTACCTGACAAGGTAAAGAAGTCTGTTAATCAAGAGTTGATTGATCAGATCAATAAGACCTTGAATGACCCTGAGATGTATGAAACTTATAGGGAAAACCTATTGAGTTACACCAGTGTTATGGCTGATGGTAGATTCAAGATGGATGGGTATGTTGATGCTGTCAAATATGTAAGCCATAAGTTAAGGGGCGCTTCAAATATTGAGGCTTACATTAAGACATTCCCTGATAAGTATCAGGACTTTGTTAATAAAGGGGTAGCATCAAAGGATATTGCTAGCTATATAACTGCTTATAACAAGGGTAAGTTGGTTAACCTTATCTTTGAGCAGACAATGATTCCTAGCTATGTGCTGAATCAGGATATGTATCAGAGGGCATTGAATGTGCAGGCTGATCTGATGGTTAACTCTAAGAGTGATAAGGTAAGGAGTGATGCAGCTAATAGTTTGCTTACTCACTTGAAGATGCCTGAGACACAGAAGGTTCAACTGGAGATTGGAGTTAAAGAGGATAGTTCTATCGCCGCATTGAGGGCTACTACTCTGGAGTTGAGTAGGCAGCAGAGGTTAATGATGGAAGCTGGTGCTATGACTGCACAAGATGTAGCTCATAGTAAATTTACTATTGATGTTGAATCTAAAGAGGTGGTTTAATGTTGAGTAATAAATACTTTACCAGTGCTATTGAGATGCCCCGGACTATTTCTGCTATGGCTACTGCTGTTAGGCTGGTTCAATACCCCGATGGTAGGCAAGTGCTACAGGGTGCTTACTTATGGAATCAAGGTTTTGCTACTGGTTTTGAATGGAAGGATTTACCCGTTGTTCATGTGGGTGAGAATGGACAGGGGTTGATTGATGACTGAACCAGAAGTTACACCGCCGAAGGTAGAGGATTATCTTAATAGTACAAGCTATGTGAGAGCATAAGACCCCAGTGGTTCATTACAAGATGCTGGATACGCTGACTAAGCGTGGTGAGAGGGTGGTTAATCTGTGTCACCGTGGTATTGCAAAGACTACCCTGATGGGTGAGTACCTGTTTCTTTATATTGCTACCTATGGTGAGATTCCTGGCTTTGGTAAGGTGGATCTTGCGCTGTATGTAAGTGACTCTATTGAGAATGGTGTCAAGAACATGCGTAAGAACTTGGAGTACAGATGGGAGAATAGTGATTTCTTGAAGATGTATATCCCTGAGACTAGGTTCACTGATATTAGGTGGGAGTTCAAGAATGCTGATGGTAAGTTGTTTATTGTTAAAGGGTATGGTGCTAAGACTGGTGTGCGTGGTGCAAAGGAGTTAGGTACTAGGCCACAGTTAGCAGTGCTTGATGACTTAATCAGTGATGAGGATGCTAGGTCAGCGACTGTTATTAGCGCGGTAGAGGATACGGTTTATAAGGCTGTTGACTATGCGCTGCATCCAACTAAGAACTTGATTATCTGGAGTGGTACGCCGTTCAATGCAAAGGATCCTTTGTATAAGGCGGTTGAGAGTGGTGCTTGGGGTGTGAATGTGTTCCCTGTGTGTGAGCAGTTTCCTTGTGCCAAGGAAGACTTCAGGGGCAGCTGGCCTGATCGTTTTACTTATGACTATGTGAAGAACAAGTATGACAAGGCAGTACTGGCTGGAAAGATTGAGACATTCAATCAAGAGTTGATGTTGAGGATCATGAGTGATGAGGACCGCATGGTTCAGGACAGTGACATTGGCTGGTACAAGCTGGATGCTGTGATCAGGAATAAGAGCAGGTTTAACTTTTATATTACTACTGACTTTGCTACGTCTGTGAAGCAGAGTGCTGACTTCAGTGTGATCAGTGTATGGGCCTATAACAATGTAGGTGATTGGTTATGGGTTGATGGTGTGTGCAAGCGTCAGTTGATGGATAAGAACATTGATGATCTATTCAGGCTGGCTCAGATGTATAAGCCACAGAGTGTGGGTATTGAGGTGACGGGGCAGCAGGGTGGGTTTATCCAGTGGATACAAGGGCAGATGATGGAACGTAATATTTACTTTCCACTGGCTTCAGAGGGTAATGACAGTAAGCCGGGTATCAGACCCAATACCAATAAGATGGTTAGGTTTAATGTAGTGGTTCCTTGGTTTAAGGCCCATAAGGTACTGTTCCCTGTTGAGAGGAAGTTGGAAGTACCAATGCAGGAAGCCATTAATGAATTGAGTCTGGTGGCTGCTTCTGGTTTCAGGAGTAAGCATGATGATTTCTTGGATACTATCTCCATGCTTGGTTCATTGGTGCCTTGGAAACCATCAGAAGAAGCACCTGCAGTTGAGTCTATCAAGGGTGATGGTATGTGGGATATTGATGTAGAAGACAATACAATGGATCGTATGGCCTCATATATTGTTTAAGGACTGCTATGAAATTATCAGAAGTATTTAGCCAGTTGGCTTATGGTGAGTTATCTCAGCTTGGATTGGCTGGTGATAATTTTGGTGAGATTAATCCAGATAAATATCTGCAGATACTTTCTCATACTAATCTTGGTTTGACTGCTTTGTACAAACGATTTGCGTTGAAGCAAGGTAGGGTAGGGTTTACGCTGGAAACAGGCAAAGTTATCTACGTTTTAAACAACAACAGCAATACTTTGTTTTTAGATATTGATGGTGAGTTTGCTGATGACATTCTAAAGATCGAATCAGTGCACACTATGGAGGGTGTAGAGTTGCCTTTGAATAATGCATCTGAACCATACAACTGTGTTACGCCCAGTTCAAATGTATTAAGGTTGCATTCTGAGTTTGTTAACAAGGATGTGAGTCTTTTTCCTGAACTGTTAACTGATGCCGTTGTGGTTGGTTATAGGGCTAACCATCCTATTATTAAAGTAAGTGGTGCGTTTGACCCAACGCTTATAGATATTGAGTTGCCATATACACATCTTGAACCATTGCTATTTTTTATAGCTAGTAGAGTACATAATCCCATTGGAATGTCCAATGAATTCCATGCTGGTAACAGCTATGCTGCCAAGTATGAGAAAGCCTGTGAGTTGCTTGAGAAGAATAATCTACAGATTGATGTAGATGACCAGAATACACGCTTGGGTAGGGGTGGTTGGGTATAAAAAAAAGGCTCCTGATGGAGCCTTCTTGGTTTATTGGCCTGTAGATCCGAAGCCACCAGTACCTCTTATGGTGTCATCCAGTGAATCTACTGGTTCTAGCGTTACTTGAGTGATGGGTACTACTAGGAATTGAAGCAATCTTTCTCCTTTGCCCCATGTAAATGGCAAACCAGACTTGGTTTTAAGGACTGCTTTCCACTCACCACGGTAATCTGAGTCAATTACCCCGCAGGTATTGTTTAGTTCTACCCCAAATTTAGCTCCTGTGCTGGATCTGGGGAGTAGTAGTGCAACATTACCTACTGGAACTGCTGCAGCAAATCCTAAACCTACAGTAATTGTTTGGTTATATGGGATACTACCTGTTTCTGGCATGTATAGGTCATAAGCTCCTGCCTCAATACTACCCTTTGTAGGCATAATGTGGTTTATGTGGAGTGATTGAATACGCATTATTTGATCTTTCATGGTTTATTGCTGGTTGAACAAGATTGTAGACATACAAGGCATGACTAAATATGAATGAAGCTCTAGATTCCTCATCTGTTGAAGAAAAACCACTGACTACTTGGAAGAATCCACCTAAGTTAGCTGACCTGAAACAAGATTTGCTTGATTCAAAGTCACCTCATGAAGCCCAACGTACAAAGATTGATAACTGGTTAGACAATCTTAATGTTGAGGGTAAGGCTCAGGTAGCTACTCCCAAGGGCAACTCTAGTATTGTTCCTAGGTTGATCCGTAAGCAGGCAGAGTGGCGTTATTCAGCACTAAGTGAGCCGTTTCTTAGTACAGATGATGTGTTTAATGTCAGCCCAATCACTTGGGAAGACAAGCAAGCTGCAGTACAAAACCAACTGGTGTTGAATCATCAGTTTAATACCCAGATTAATAAGACAAAGTTTATTGATGAGTATGTTCGTACTGCAGTAGATGAGGGTACTGTGATTGTGAGGGTGGGTTGGGACTTTAATGAAGAGGAATATGAAGGAGAGTTCCCTCAGATTGAGTTTAGGGTTAACCCTGAAGTAATGCAGTTGCATGAACAGCTTGAACAACTGCGTACTGAGTCACCAAGCCAGTATGAAACGGATGTTCCTGAAGAGTTGAAGCTAGCTCACCAGATGAGTATGGAACAGCAGCAACCTATTGAAGCAGTGGTGACTGGATATGCTAAAGAAACCCGTACTCGCACTACTAAGAACTGTCCAACGCTTGAGATTTGTGACTATAGAAATATCACTATTGATCCAACTTGCATGGGTGATCTCAATGCTGCAAGTTTTATTATTTATAGTTTTGAGTCTTCACTATCTAAGCTGAAGAAGGATGGTAAGTACAAGAATCTGGACAAGATTAATATATCCAATAGCTCTATCTTGGGTGAACCAGACCACGTTACATCCAACAGTACACAGAGTTTTAACTTTAATGATGAACCACGTAAGAAGTTTGTGGTTTATGAGTATTGGGGCTATTGGGATATTGATGACACTGGTTTAGTACAGCCATTTGTAGCTGCATGGGTAGGAAGTACTTTGATCAGGATGGAAGCCAGTCCATTCCCTGATAAGAAGCTGCCATTTATTACTGCTCAGTATCTGCCTGTTCGTAGGAGCACTTATGGTGAGCCTGATGGTGCTTTGCTTGAGGATAACCAGAAGATTGTTGGTGCTGTAACACGGGGCATGATTGACATTATGGGTAAGTCTGCCAATGGGCAGACAGGTGTTCGTAAGGATATGCTGGATACCACCAATCGAAGGAAGTTTGATAAGGGTCAGGATTATGAGTTCAATGTGAATGTGGATCCTAAGCAAGGTGTCCACATGCATACCTATCCTGAGATTCCACAGTCTGCACAGTTCATGCTTCAGCTGCAGAATATGGAAGCTGAGTCACTGACTGGTGTGAAATCTTTTAGTCAGGGTATCTCTGGCCGTGGTTTAGGTGATGTGGCTGCAGGTGTGAGAGGTGCACTGGATGCAGCATCTAAACGTGAATTGGGTATCTTGCGTAGGTTGAGTGCAGGTATTGTAGATATTGGTTTAAAGTTCATTAGTATGAACGCTGAGTTCCTTTCTGAGAAGGAAGTAGTGCGTATTACCAATGATCAGTTTGTTACTGTAAGGCGTGATGAGTTACCCGGTAACTTTGATCTGAAGTTGTCCATTAGTACTGCAGAGGAAGATAACAATAAGGCAGAAGAGTTAGCCTTTATGTTGCAGACTATGGGTAATAACATGGATCCCACGTTATCTAAAACTATTCTGGCTGATATTGCTAAATTGCGTAAGATGCCTGAGCTAGCTAAGAAGATTGAATCTTACGAACCACAACCAGATCCATTGCAGCAGAAGAAAGCTGAATTGGAGATTGCTTTGTTGGAAGCACAGATTAATTTGGAGAATGCTAGGGCAGATGAAGCTAGAAGTAATGCTCAACTGCATATGGGTAAGACAGGTACTGAGCAAGCCAAGGCTAAACAACTTAATAGTGATGCTGACTTGAAGAATCTTGACTTTGTTGAACAAGAATCTGGTGTTAAGCAGGAGAGGGCATTGCAACAGACAGGTGAACAGGCTAGAAGCCAAGCTCAACTGAAGTTACTGGATATGGCTACACAGAAAGAAAAGAATAAACATGATTTATTGAAGACGTATATTCAAACTCGTGCTAAGAAGTGATTTTGTAGTATATTACGCCCTATTAAATCTATTAACTTAAGAAAGCACTGGTAGACCCTGTATGAACAACACAGAAATGATTACTGAGATAGAACTAAATATTAAGAAGGCACAATCCTTCGTTAATATGGGTAATGCTCTAGAACGGCTACGTAGTAACAAAGACTTTAAGAGTGTTATTGCAGAAGGCTACCTAGAACAAGAAGCTATTCGTTTAGTACATCTCAAGTCTGATGTGAGTATGCAATCTAACGACATGCAGGTGTCTATTGTTAAACAGATGGATGCTATTGGTTGTTTGAACCAGTATTTCCAGACAGTACTACATAAAGCTGGTTTGGCTAAGAAAGCTATTGAAGCTGATGAAGATACTAAGGATGAACTGTTGGCAGAGGACTTGAACAATGTCTGATCCAACTACTCAAGAAAGCCAAGAGTCTTATCTTGGAATGTCTGATGAAGAGCTTAGCAAGGTTGATCCAAGCAAGATTGGTCAGTCTGTAGAAGAGGAAGCTGTGGAGGTAGAGGATGCAGACGAAGCGCCAGCGGAGTCTGCTCAATCCGATACCGACACGGCTAATACCGATGATGAAGCAGATGAGCCTGAGTTAGTAGATAAAGATCAGGATGCTGATGATGTAGTTGAGGATAAGGAACCTGCTGCTGAGAAGGTTGTTCCTGAGAAGGAAGAGAAGCCAGCAGTAGTTGAAAAAGATACTACAGAGGTAGATTACAAGGCAGCGTATGAACGACTGCTATCGCCATTTAAGGCGAATGGACGAGAGATTGCTGTCAAGGGTGTGGATGATGCCATTTCCTTGATGCAAATGGGAGCCAACTACAACAAGAAGATGGCGGCTCTTAAACCGAATTTGAAGCTCATGAAAATGCTGGAAAACAACGGCATGTTAAGTGAGGAAAAGATTGGCTTCTTGATTGATCTGGAAAAAAAGAATCCAGAAGCAATCAATAAGCTGGTGAAGGACAGTGGTTTGGATCCTATGGATCTTTCTGCTGATAAGGCAAGCGAATATAAACCCAATACATATACTGTTGATGATCGTGAGATGGAGTTGGATGTGGTGCTTGATGAGATTCAAGGAACACCCACCTATAACCGTACTCTTGATATCGTCAGCACTAAATGGGATGGTCCGAGTAAACAGGTAATCGCTGGTTCTCCCCAACTGTTGAAGGTAATTAATGACCACGTACAAAGTGGCATCTATGACGCCATCATCAAGGAAGTAGAGAGCGAACGAGTGTTTGGTCGCTTGAATGGTTTATCTGATATTGAAGCCTATCGTAAAGTTGGTGACTCAATACAGGCTCGTGGTGGATTTGCACAGGTAACTAGTACCAGTCAACAAGCTCCAGCCAAGCCAGTAGTTGTAGTTCCTAAACCGAAGGTCGATGAAGATACGCTGAGAGATAAAAAGCGGGCTGCAAGCTCAACGAAGCCAGCTGCATCAACATCTTTGGCTAAGGATTTCAATCCATTAGCGTTATCAGATGATGAGTTTAGTAAGCTGGTTAATAAACAATATCTGTAACTAGGATCTATCATGACACGTCAATTTAATAGCCCTACAACGGGCTCCCCCTCTACAGTTGGTTCCCAACTGCGTAATGAGTACTACCAAAAGCAGGCACTCATTGAAGCTCGTAAAGAGCAATATTTCAGCCAACTGGCTGATGTAACCGCCATGCCTAAAAACATGGGTAAGAAAATCAAACAGTACCAGTACATTCCTTTGCTTGATAAGGGCAACACGAATGATCAGGGTATTGATGCCGCAGGTGCATTGATGACTTCTACCCAGTGGACTGCATGGAATGCTGCTGGTACTGAAGTTGGTAAGGCATACGCTAATGAGGCTGCTGCTATTACTGCTGCTGGTGTGAATGGTCGTGTGTTGCAGAACTACGGTAACTTGTATGGTTCTAGCAAGGACATTGGCACTATCAACGGCAAGATGCCAGCGTTGTCTGAAACTGGTGGTCGTGTTAACCGTGTTGGTTTCAAGCGTAAAGAGTTGGAAGGTTCACTAGAGAAGTTTGGCTTCTTTGATGAATACACCCAAGAGTCAATGGACTTTGATACTGATGATCAGTTGATGGAACACATCAACCGTGAAATGATCAATGGTGCCAATGAGATGACTGAAGATGCTCTTCAGATCGACTTGCTGACTTATGGTACTACCACTCGTTATGCTGGTGCTGCTACTCAGAACTCTGAAGTGGTTGCTGCATCTACGGTTACTTATGGTGATCTGATGCGTTTGTCCATTGACTTGGACAACAATCGCACACCTAAGCATACCAAGGTGATTACTGGCACTCGCATGATTGACACTCGTGTTATTCCTGCTTCTCGTGTGATGTACATTGGTTCTGAACTGCTTCCCACACTGAAGAAAATGAAGGATTTGCACAACAATCCTGCATTCATTTCGGTTGAGAAGTACGCAGCTAATGGTACTACCGTAACTGGTGAAGTTGGTGCAATTGATCAGTTCCGCATTGTGGTGGTTCCTGAGATGTTGAAGTGGGCTGGTGCAGGTGGTGATGCTTCTGCAACTGCTACTCACTATGAAACCAATACACGTTATGACGTGTTCCCCATGCTGGTGGTTGGTGATGGTTCCTTCACTACGATTGGTTTCCAAACCGATGGTAAGACCGTGAAGTTCAAGATCACTCACAAGGCACCGGGTGAAGCCACTGCTGATCGTAACGATCCTTATGGTGAGACTGGTTTCATGTCTATCAAGTGGTACTACGGTTTCATGGCTTTGCGTCCTGAGCGTATTGGCCTGATCAAGACTGCTGCTGAGCTGTAAAGCGTAGTGGTGTGTCGGGAGAGTGGGCAACTGCTCTCCCTTTTTTTCTATTTATAAGGAATTCGCAATGTCTGATATTGATAACGATGACGCTCTGGTTGTACCGGATGAGTTGACTGCACTGAAAACAAGGGCTGATTTGCTTGGTGTGAAGTATCACCCCTCTATCAGTCTTGAGAAGCTGCGAGATAAGGTGAATGCTGCTGTGGATGGTTACGACAAAGAAGATCCTAAACCAGCAGCAGCTGTGGAAGCTGAGACTGAGAATCAAATGCGTGTGCGCTTGAAACGTGAAGCCAATGAACTGGTCCGTATTCGCGTTACTTGTATGAATCCCAACAAACGTGAGTGGGATGGTGAAGTATTCACTGTAGGTAACTCTTATGTAGGTACGTTCTCAAAGTATGTACCCTTTGACAATGAAGAAGGTTGGCATATTCCACGGATCATCTATAACCACCTGACTCAACGTAACTGCCAAGTGTTTGTATCAAGCCAAGATGCTCGTGGTAACACTGTGCGTAAGGGCAAGATGGTTAAAGAGTTCAATATTGAAGTGATGCCTAACCTTACTCTGGATGAGTTGCAGGAACTGGCTCAACGTCAGGCAATGGCTAAGTCTATTGACTAATCTTATTAAGGCTTCTTATGTCTACACTCACCGTAGCTGATTTAACTCAAACCACTTTAGATGGATCAGGGGTGTTTGACACTCTGATGCGTGCAAATAAGGCGCATCTTGAGAATGAGTTTACTAAGGGCCGTATTAAAGGAACTGAGTACGCTACGGTGTACTTAGGTTCACTTGATGCCGTTATGCGTGCATCAATGGAGTTCTTGCTTCAACGTGAACGCAATGGCCTTGAAGCAGCACTGCTTGAACAACAAGTTATTTTGGCTCAAGTAGGTGTCCTTAAAGCTAATGCAGAGTTGGAAATTGTTACTGCAAGCCTAGCAAAAATACCACTAGAGATTGCTCAGTTAACTGCTCAGACAGAATTGGTTACTGCACAAACTGCTAATACTGCAGCTGAACTAGCCATCATTCAAGCAAATGCTCAGAAGATTCCTGCTGAGATTGCCCATCTTACAGCACAGACTGCATTGTCTGGTGCACAGAAATTACAGGTTAATCAAGAGACTACCAACCTAGCCTCACAAAGACTAGCTATTGAGGCACAGACTGCTGTAACTACACAGCAGAAACTGAACTTGGTAGCAGAAGTAAATAATATTGCTAAGCAGGGTCAGAAAATTGACTCTGATATAGCTATTGCTACTCAGCAGAAACTAAACTTAGTTGCTGAAGCTGCTAATCTGCCTAAGCAAGGGGCAAAGATTGATGCTGATACAGCTATTGCTGCACAACAGAAACTTAATCTAGTTGCTGAAGCCAGTAACATTCCTAAGCAAGGTTTGAAGATTGATGCTGATACAGCCGTTGTTACTCAGCAAAGATTGAATCTGGTTTCAGAGAACTTAGACATAGTTGCTAAGACTTCTCTGACTGAACAACAGACTACCAACCTAGTTACAGAGAATGCCAATCTGACTAAACAAGGTCTATTGATAGAGGCACAGAAAGCACAAACCACACAACAAACTAGCAATATGGTTGTTGATGGTTTGAACTTGGTTAAGCAAGGTGCTTTGCTAGATAAGCAAGCATTACAGGTTGTTCAACAAACTGCAAATGCTCTTGCTGAATCACTTAACATACCTAAACAAGGTGTGCTGCTCACTAATCAAGGTAGTAAGGTTTTACAAGAAATTGATAACCTGATTAGTCAAGAATTCCATACAGACAAACAAACATTATTGATTGCTGAGCAAATCAAAATGTCAACTGCAGAGCAATTGAATGTACCTAAACAAGGTCAAAAAATTGATTCGGATATTCAGCTTGCTACTCAACAGAAACTAAACCTTGTTTCTGAGAAGTCAAACATTGATGCAAAGATTTTGCAGACTACTCAACAGACAACTAATCTAGTTTCTGAAAATACAAACCTTAGTAAACAAGGTGCTATCCTTGATGTGCAGAAGTCGCAGACCATGCAGCAAACAGCTAACCTGCTTTCTGAAAATGCCAATATTATCAAGCAAGGAACGCTGCTTACTAATCAAGCTAGTCAAGTTACACAGGAAACAACTAATCTAGTTGCAACAGCTTTGCAGATTGCAGCACAGACTGGTTTGATTGGCGAACAGAAAGCCCAAGTTACAGCAGAAACGCTGAACGTACCTAAGCAAGGTGTTTTGATTACAAATCAAGGCTTACATACTGCTCAACAGACTACTAACTTGGTGGCAGAGAATCTGAATACACCTAAACAAGGTATTTTGTTGGATAAACAAGCTCTTCAAGTAGCCCAAGAAACATCTAACCTTACCTCTACAAAGCTTGGTATTGAAGCCCAGACAGCATTGGTAACTCAGCAGAAGCTTACCGCAGCTGAAGAACTGTTGGTGGCTACTCAACAGAAACTCAAGGTAACACAAGAGACTTTGAACCTTACAGCACAGAAGTTGAATGTTGAGGCTAATACTACATTGCTTGGTCAGCAAAAGACGAACCTTGTAGCAGAAGGTGCAATTATTCCAAACCAAGGTTTAAAACTCACTGCTGAAACTGCATTGGCTACACAGCAAGCAACTAACCTAGTTAAAGAGGCTCTTAACACAGTAGCTAAAACTACTTTGATTGATAAAGAGGCTTTGACTGAGGTACAAAAAGCATTGCTGGTTACAGCTAACACTTGTGAGTCTCAAGCCAAGTATGATGTGTTAATGCAAGAGAAGACCAAGACAGCTTCTGAAAACTTACTGCTTACTCAAAAAGTAGCTACTGAGAAAGCTCAGGTAACTCAACTAGGCGTGGATGAAAACAGTGTAATTGGCCGACAGAAAGAGCTGTACTTGGCTCAAACCAAGGGATTCACCAGAGATGCTGAGCAGAGAGCTGCCAAGATCTTGCTTGATACTTGGAGTGTGCGTAGAACAACAAATGACCTAGAGGTAGAAGTTGTGTCAAACACCACAATTAATTCTGCAGTATCAGCAATGGTGTCAGGTCTAACCAAGTAAAGTATCTACGAGTAGATACAGGGAGCTATACGCTCCCTTTTTTATACAGGTGTTCTCATGGGTCTTTTCAGTAGTGAATATAGAACCACTGTAGGAACAACTGTATCTAGGGTTGTTGAAGACAAACTGATTGTTCCATCACTTAAGGTAGGGTTGATATCAGGATTGCTTAGTCAAGACTCTGATCAACTTGTTGAAAATGTGATGGAGTCCTTGGTTTCAGGTATAGGTATAAGGGCAGAGCGTATGTATGCATACGCTAAACGAAGTTATACGTATGGATTACCCAGTAGTAAAGTATCTACGTCTGGTGATAACAAGTCAGTAGTCATTGGCTTATTAAAGTCTTTGTATGGTCAGACACTGCTAGAAAAATATTACCATATAGGTCCAATAAATAACCTACATATTGGGTGGAACATTTTATGTACGGTGTATGGTTATGACAGTGCAACCAATGAACTAAATACACTAAGTAGCCAAAAAGGATATCCTGTTTATCTTAAAGACTTGATAGTAGTAATTAAAGAAGCTACTTTATCTGAACGTGAAAATGGTTCTTTGGATCAATGGGGTATTGCGGCTAAGGCAGGTTACACACCAGAACGCCCTGTTAATAATGCTACGCTATTTGACATAGTGACACCAACCCCAATTAGGGTAGATCCTAATGGAATTGAGGATAGCGTGCTGTTGCAGTATGTATGGAAGTCTGCAAATAATGTCGTAAATAATGAAGAAATACTGATACCGATTCTTGGTTTTGATAGGGAAAAAGACTACTTTCAAGTTAAATACACTATTAATAATAAAGATAACTACTGGATTTATAAGAGTGGAACAGGTACATATCCAGAAATTGATGCCTTGTTTGACATGACTATAAATAATAATGGTGAATTTTTCCCTGTTATCTACTTTAGACAAGGTACATATAACATGGGTAGCAATACTCAAGATCCTGGATATATTACATCAAACAAAATGATGAAATTGCTTGGTATTGACTACCAAGCAATTATTAATGGTGTACATCAAAGCCCAAATATATCGCAAGTAGAACAAGCAATGATGGTGTTTGCTGTTCCACCTAAAACAGAAAATCAAGTAGAACAAAGATATCTATTTGATTTTTTTAGTAAGATGTATCTTGCAGCTAGGGGTATAGGTGTAGGAGTTGGATGGGATATTGGTGATGTTGGTTCAGGAACTACTGGAGGTGATGACGCTATTGCATTAACTGCAGTTGAACTAGCAATCAAAAAAATTGACGGATTTAATGCAGCTTCAAGAATACGAATAAACATTCAAGATCAAAGACTAAGTACTGCACTTAGTTGTCAGGGTATCTTTAAAAAGAAAAAAACTGGTGTAATTTCTGCTGTTGGAAAATATACAAGTAGCTTTGAAACTGAAAACGTAACGTATGCATATACAAAAAGAGAAATCACAGGATACATAAATACCCATGATGATCAAGAACCTGTTTACTCAGATGTTGCATATACATACCAAGTTCCTATGGACTTGTTTAAATACAAACATCAGATATCTGACACCGTATACGAAGAAATCAGTGTCTATGATTTGAAGATGACCTACTATATGTGGGGTGGTTACTCCACAGTAGGTGATAACTTGGATGCAATACTTAGAGTTCCTTTGGATCACAGTATTACTTCTAAGTACAGTGTTCCAGATAGAGAAGAACTCTATACATTGGCTATGCACTACGTGTTTAATAGTCGTGTAGTTACTGAGGTTGCGTGGTATCAACAAGGATGGTTCAGTGATCTGATCACAGCAGGAGGTATTATTATTACTGTTGTAAGCTTAGGTGCAGATGGGGGTACTGTAAGTACCTTGGCTGCTAGTATTGCTGCAAGTACTGGTATCAATGCTGCAATTGTTATGATTGCCTTGAACATTGGTGCTCAGATTCTTATCTCTGAAGCATTCAAGCTATTTGTAGATATTGTTGGTACTGATGTAGCGTTCTTGGCTGCAATTGTTGCTGCTGCATACGGTGGATATAAGGCATTTGAAGCTGGTTCTATCAAAGGTGCTCCTTGGGCACAATCTTTGTTAGAAGCATCTAGTAACTTGTCTACTGCTATTAGTTCATCTGTTCAAGATGCAATGAATGGATTGAGTGAAGAAGCAGATGCTTTTAACTTGTTGTTAAAAGAAAAGACTGAACTATTAGAAAAAGAATCCAAGTTACTGGATAGATCTAATGTACTGGCTGCTAGCATAAGATTTGGTGAAACATCAGACCAGTTCTACAATAGAACGATACACTCCGGTAATATCGGGATGCTTGGTATAGACAGCATATCTTCTTATGTAAGTACTGCGCTTACTCTACCTAAAATTAATGACACTTTAGAAGGATACAAATATGCTTGACCGATCTCAATACCAGCAATATCAATCTCAATATGTACCACCTGCTGTAGCTTCAGTACCTTCAGTACGCAGTCAAAACTATAGCTCTCTGTTCTCATATGCACCTACGGAAGGATATAACTTCCAAGCACGACAGCCTAATGTGTCTGCTGGTGTAGGTGATTGGACCCACTCTCTAGAGGGTTTTGGTAGAGGCACTATGTTAGAGGGTCTAACAGACTCATTGGCAGGTTTGGGCAGAGGTATTAAAGACTACATTCCTAGTGGTTTTCTGAGTAGCACAGATGACAAGGGAATGAAGAAAGATGGTTGGGGTAATACTGCACTTGGTGTAGCCAATGGTCTGTTTAATGGTTACATGGGCATGAAGAACTACGGTCTAGCCAAAGATACTTTTGACTTTAACAAGTCTATGGGATTGGCTAACTTCAATAACCAAGCCACCTTGGTTCAAGATCGTAGGCAAGGCTTGTATGACCGTGATGTAGCTTCTGCCAAATTAAATGGTACGGCTATGCCTAGGGAACTGACACCACTTCAACGGATGGGCTAATCATGACTATCAGATGGGACAATAT